CAGTACTATGAAGATCATCCAGAGATGTGGGACTATGACAAGATTAATATATCTACTCCTAATGGAGGAAGGTCTTTTAGACCGCCTCAGTATTTTGAAAGGTTGTTTGATGTTGATTGCCCAGATTTATCTAGTGCTAGAAAAAAGAAAAAGAATGAAGCGGCAAAGAGTACTGAGAAAATTAAAAAGAAATTGACGGACAAAAGTTATTCTGATATAATGATTACAGAGGAGAACGTAAAGCGGAATCGAACTAAAAAATTAAGGAGGATTTTGTAATGGCTAGAAGAAAAATGCGTCGTCCCACTGATCGCAAAGTTTTTCGGAGAACAGCGGTGAAATCCAAGAAAATTAATATTGAGCCTAAAATTTATCGTGGAGGTATCAGGTTGTGAGCTATGAAAAAACTGGTGCTAGTGCTTCTCGTTTTGCTTATTTTGTGGATGTTTTTAAAGATTCTTCCACTTCTGCTGATGTTTGTCTCGGTCCTTTTTATAGCATGAAAACAGTAAATGTATATATTGATTTTATGGATAAACTTTTTAAGAGTGGTATTACTGGATTTAAATATCTTGTAAGAATGGAGAGGAGAAATAAAGTATGATTTATAATATTTATGCTATGCGAGATGAATTAACTGGATTCCTTCCTCCGACCTATGATATTAACGACGCTGCCGCCATGCGGAATTTTCGTGTAGCTATATTGCGTTCTAGTGATTCTATTCACTATATGCCTAGCGATTATTCGTTGTATCGTTTAGGTGTGTTTGATAGTGATACTGGTAAGTTGATGGTTGATGAAGTTCCTACTTTTTTGATGCGTGGTGAACCGGCTGCGGATTCTGCACCCGCAGCCAAACCGAAGCGGACTACCAAGAAATGAGGTGCTTTTTTTGTTTAAGACACAGTTTGATAAGCATGAGCGTATTTTTCAGAATCCAGGTAGCCCTGTAAAGGTTACCTATGCTCCTCAGTATGATAAAAATGGTGTTTTAGATCTCGTTGTATCTGGTCAGGAAAATCTTTATGATTATATTCAGTCTTTTGCAGAATCTTGTGATATTCATGTTCTGTTAGATCGGTATAGAGATGGCGATGCATCTGTGCTATCTCGTGTTCAAGGTTTTTATGGTGATGTTACAGATATGCCTAAAACCTATGCAGAGGTTTTAAATTCTGTAATTGCTGGTGAAAATGCTTTTATGAAGTTACCTGTTGAGATTCGTGCTGAGTTTAATCATAGCTTTGCTGAATGGATGGCTGCTATGGACCAGCCTAACTTTGTTGAGCGTATGTCTAAGTTTGATAAAAAAGCATCTGTGAGTACTGATACGACCGAAGGGAGAGTCAGTACGGAACAGAGCCAAGAAGGAGGTAAAACTGAGTGAGTAGAAATGCTGAATCTCATTTTGCTGTGAATCCGACGAGGATTGATATGTCTCGTTCTCGTTTTGATCGGAGTTCTAGCTATAAGACCACGTTTAATGTCGGTCAAATTATTCCGTTTTATGTGGATGAAGTTTTACCCGGTGATACGTTTTCTATTGATACATCTAAAGTCGTCCGTATGCAGACTCTTTTAACTCCTGTTATGGATGATATTTTCTTAGATACGTATTATTTCTTTGTTCCGAATCGTCTTACATGGAGTCATTGGAAGCAGTTTATGGGAGAGAATACTGAGTCTGCTTGGATTCCTTCCGTTGAGTATGAGGTGCCTCAATTAACTGCTCCTGAAGGTGGCTGGAACATTGGAACGATTGCGGATTATTTGGGTATTCCTACTGGTGTTTCTGGTCTTTCTGTAAATGCTTTGCCCTTTAGGGCTTATGCTTTGATCATGAATGAGTGGTTCCGTGATGAAAATCTTTCTGACCCGCTGAATATTCCTGTTACTGATGCGACAGTGCAAGGTGTAAATACTGGTACTTTTGTGACTGATGTTGCAAAAGGTGGCTTACCTTATACGGCTGCAAAGTATCATGATTATTTTACATCGGCTCTTCCTGCCCCTCAAAAAGGACCGGATGTGACCATACCTGTTGCTGAGGCTGCTACTGCTTATGTTTATCCAGCGGCTACATTAAATCCTGATTTAGCTTCTCGTTTTCATGAACTGCAATGGGTGCAGTCAAATGGTCAAATTTTATCTCAAAAAACGCCTAATGCTGTTTTACAGTTAGGTTTTACAAAGCGTGCTGGTGCTTCTGAATCTATTGATTCGGATGTTACTCGTGTGATTTCTGAGACTATGCAATCTCCTCCTTCTGGTAATACATCTTTGATTCCTGGAAACCTTGTTGCGGATTTTAGTGGTACTTCTCAGGCTGCGACTATTAATCAGCTCCGGCTTGCCTTTCAGATTCAAAAGCTCTATGAGCGAGACGCACGTGGCGGTACTCGTTATATTGAAATCCTTAAATCTCATTTCGGTGTAACTTCTCCGGATGCCCGTTTGCAGCGTCCTGAGTATCTTGGTGGTAATCGTATTCCGATCAATATCAATCAGGTTGTCCAAAGTTCTTCTACAGATGCTTCTGGTACTCCACAAGGTAATACTGCCGCATATTCTTTGACTTCCGATAATCATTCTGATTTTACGAAGTCTTTTGTTGAACATGGTTTTCTTATTGGCGTTATGGTTGCTCGCTATCGTCATACCTATCAGCAGGGTTTAGAGCGTTTTTGGTCTCGTAAAGATCGGTTCGATTATTACTTCCCTGTCTTTGCGAATATTGGTGAGCAAGCTATTAAAAACAAAGAGATTTATGCTCAAGGCACAGTGAAAGATGACGAGGTTTTTGGTTATCAGGAAGCTTGGGCAGACTATCGTTATCGGCCAAATCGTGTTACTGGTGAGATGCGTTCTTCCGCTCCTCAGTCTCTAGATGTTTGGCACCTTGGAGATGATTATAAATCTCTTCCATCTCTTTCTGATTCTTGGATTCGTGAAGATTCCAAAACTGTAAATCGTGTTCTTGCTGTTTCGGATAATGTTTCTGCACAGCTTTTCTGCGACATTTATATAAGAAATCTTTGCACTCGACCGATGCCCTTGTATTCGATTCCTGGCCTTATCGATCACCATTGATTTTTCTTTGTATGCCTGCGCGCTTTGCGCGCTTATCGGCGCAGCCGATGTATGCCGAATAAAAATATGTTCTATTTCGATCAGAAATGGGTCTAGAATCGATCGGAGGTGCTTATGGCATTACCTATATCCTATGGAGCCTCAAAGGCCGCTAGGCTGGCTTCTGCGCAAGAATTTTTGCCCTCTGGTTTTGGAGCTTCTTCCGCTGCTGCTGCTTCTGGTAGTTCTTCGACTGCTAGGTATTATAATCAGCTCTCAGATCAGATTTCTAAAATAACAGCTCAAAATAATGCGTGGTCTGCTGCTCAGGCTGCTCAACAGATGGCTTTCCAGCGTGAGTCTGCTGAGGTTGCTATGGCGTTTAATCGTGAAGAGGCGAAGAAGAATAGAGATTGGCAGCAATACATGTCAGATACTGCCCATCAGCGTGAAATAAAAGACCTGCAAGCAGCAGGTCTGAATCCGGTATTGTCTGCTATGGGCGGCAATGGTGCTCCCGTGACTTCTGGTGCTACTGCGTCTGGTTATGCTTCTCAAGGAGCTAAGGGTGATACAGATACCTCGGCATCTGGTGCTTTGGTAAGTTTACTTGGTTCTTTAATTCAGTCTCAAACCCAGCTAGCTAATACTGCTACTTCTGCAAATGCTTCTCTTGCTGTAGCAGATAAATATACTCAGATGCAGAAATTTATAGGAGAATTGCAAGCGAGTACGCAGCTTACGACTTCAAAAATCTCTGCTATGGCAAGTAAATATGCTGCTGATACTGGTGCATCTGCTACACAGGCTGCTGCTGCTATTCATGCTGCTGCTCAAAAATATGGTTATGACGTTAATGCTATGACTCAAAAGCAGATAGCCAGTTTTAATTCTGAGGTGAACTGGTATTTACAGCAGGATAAGCAAGCTCATGAATTTGATATGGAAAAATATTTCCCTAAGACTGAGATCGGTGCTGCCGCTAGCGGCATCCAGATGATAGGAGATTTGTTGACTTCTGGTGGTTCTCCCAGTGTTAATTCTGCTTCTGGTCGTTCTGGTAGCATTTCTGGCTCTTCTAAGCGCACTTGGAAGGATGCTGTTTCCGGCTCAAAGTCTTACCATTCTAGCGATTCTCCGCCGTGGAAGAAATAGAAAAAAGTCACTCAGCCCCATTACCTCTCTTGATGTAATGGGGCTGAGTGACAGGACTCCCCAAAAACTGCCCAT